CGATGAGGTACTCGTGACCCTTCTGGGCGAAGCGGCGGCGCTCCTCGGTGTCGAGGTACACGTAGTTACCCCAGACCTTGAAGGTGGTGCCGTCGGTGTACGTGGTGAACTCGGAGGAGAGATCGAAGTCGAGGCGGACCTCGTGGTACTGGAGGGCGATGAGGGGGAGGGCGAGTCCGGGGTTGCGGTTGAAGAAGAAGATGAGGGGGAGGTAGACAGCACCGGAGGCGAGGGCACCGGGGGTGCACATCTTGGCCCAGGTGGCCTTCTTGGACTCGTCGAGGTAGAGCTCGGAGTACAGGCGCCACCAGCGCTGGTAGTGCTTGTCGATGCGCTGACCACCGATGGACAGCTCAACATCCTTGACGGCACGCTCGGCGGCCCACATACCGTCGACAGCGTCACCGGTAAACTGAGAGAGGTTCGCCGCAGACTTCATCTCGACGTACATGTCGGAGATAAGATCACCGTTGCGCGCGATCGTCACGGAGACGCGACCGTTGTCGGCGGCGGTACCGTTGACGGTCTGCTCGATGTTCTCCATGGCGAAGTTAGTGTGGCGGCGGTAAACCGCCTGGAAAAAGGTAACCTTGGGGTTACCGGTAAGGTAAACGTCTTGGGCGCCGTAAGCGACGAGTTGCATCACCTGAATACCAGCTCAATCAAGCATTTCCTCTTGATATCATAGCATCCCATGGAACTACCCATGGGCCGCGTCTCCGCGGGGAGTAGACTATACCTTAAGCAATCATCGGGATGTTCAGTCCCTCATGCCCACCTCCGTCTAGTCGTTGAACCTTCTTCATGTCCCATGAACATTGGGATGTAGAAGCTTGGCTGCGGATTGTCTAATCTTATGGATTGTGCCTGTACCTCCGAGTTTTCCCCGAAGCCACCGTTACGTTTCCATAACGGTTTAGGACCATAAGCTCTAAAGATGTCCCCGCAATTTGGACGTGTCGCCGGTAAGAAACCGACTAGCAAGGATTTTATTCCTCACTCTTACGAACCGATTGATCCGCCAGCCATTATGTGTGTTTTGTACTATATACAGAGAAAATAATTTGGCCTGACGAACACGCACTTAAGGACCTTGGCTTCTTCCAGTGCGGAAAAAGTCATAGAGTTTTTCCTGGGTCTACTTTAAATGTCTCAACCTGAAGAAGAAGAAATTCATGAAGAAGAAGAAATCTCCGACGAGGAGGAGGAGGTCTCAGACGAGGAGCTCGCAGAGTTTGAGGAGGATGAAGGCGACCTGATCACGATGGAGACTCTCCTGAGTTCCACGCTCATGACCGAGGATGGTGACACCGTGTGCTCTGCCCTGGTGAACATCGGACGTCAGCTCGAAATGCAAAACAAAATCATGGTCAAATTGTTGAGCACCCTCCAGAAGAGAGCTTAGAAAAATGGATCCTATAGTATATAAATGGCGACCACACACTTCATCGATGATCAGGCGAACAGAGATGAGGCGAACAGTGCCATGTGGTCAAACCAAATTCAAACCTTTGACAAGGAACAGCTAATGGACTTATTGATTCGTCTGGAACAGGCGTGGAAAATAAACGATCGTGAAAGTGGTTACGTGGGGCAGCGTATCGGGTACGTGAATTTCTTCTCAGAGGAGGAGATCGGTGAAGATGGGTACCCACGGGGGGCTGTCGACATCGAACGGAAGTGTACCATGTACATCCGAATGCGCGATCGCCTGTGTGACATGTACCATCGGGCTGATACCCTGAAGTTATTGGATGATATTGATGAAAATGATCTGAAATTATCTGTCCGTATCAATAGACTTCTCGATCAGGTGGATGATGCCTGGCAGATTGTCTTTCGCATCGAACGTACCAACGAACGAATCAATAACCCCATGTATATTCCTATTAACCCTGAATCCGACCCATCCATATTTAGATTATCCACAATCTCTAAACCGGAGGAACTCTCACCCTTTCAACAAGCCATCATGCAGACCCTGAAGCACCTGTACGTCAATAACATACGAAGGTATAAGGGACAGTGCTGCACGGAGATCAAGACCCCCACCGGCTGTTCCACCCGCGCCTGGAAACCCATCATGAGTATTCAGGAGTTTGTGTACAGCGTGGGTAAGAAGGAGGTGGAGTTTGAACTGTGGAAGAATCTGACTTCGAGGGGGTCAGCCCACAGGGATGTCATCACGCATCTGTCTAACTGTAAGGATATGCAGTTTCCTGACATCGTGAAGAATCGTCACGTGTGGTCGTTCACCAACGGTATCTTCATCGGTAAGGAACACTGTGCTGAAACAAATCGGTACAAGGCTACCTTTCACAGTTATGATTCCAACGAGTTTAAAAATCTCGATCAGACTGTGGTGAGCTGTAAGTATTTCGATCAGGAGTTTCCCGACTATGGTCACTTGGAGGATTGGTACGACATTCCCACCCCATTCTTTCAGACTGTCATGGACTATCAGGCATTCGATGAGGAAGTGATGCGATGGATGTATGTCATCGGTGGTCGCCTGTGTTTTGATGTGGGTGACATGGATGGTTGGCAGGTGATCCCATTTCTCAAGGGTGTGGCGCGTTCCGGTAAGTCTACACTGATCACCAAGGTGTTTCGTAAGTTCTACGGTCCCGAGGATGTGCGTACCCTGTCCAACAACGTCGAGAAGAAGTTTGGTCTCTCGGCCATCTATGATTCCTACATGTTCATCGCCCCAGAGGTGAAGAATGATCTCGCCCTGGAACAGGCTGAGTTTCAATCTATCGTGAGCGGTGAGGATGTATCTGTGGCTATCAAGTGTGAAAAAGCCAAGTCCATCGAGTGGAAGACCCCTGGTATCCTGGGTGGCAACGAGGTGCCTCATTGGAAGGATAACTCAGGGAGTATCTTGCGTCGTATCCTCACGTTCAACTTTGGTAAACAAGTGAAGTCAGCCGATACCACCCTGGAGGACAAGTTGGAACTCGAGCTTCCACAGATTCTTCAGAAGTGTGTCAGGGCATACCTGGAATATTCTCAGAAGTACGCCAACAAGGACATTTGGAACGTGGTGCCCGAATACTTCAAGACTGTACAACGTCAGGTGGCGATGGTGACGAGTACCTTGGAGAACTTTTTACAATCCCCTGGCATCAATATGAACCCCGATGTATCCTGCCCCAAGGCTGAGTTTGTGTCCAAGTTTAACAACTACTGTCTGGAGAACAATCTCGGAAAGCCCAAATTCAACTACGACTTTTACGCAGGCCCCTTCAGTCAGAGAGATATCGCGGTGCGTCACCACACGGCCATGTACAAGGGGAAGATGATGGCCAATCAGGAGTTCATCTTCGGTATCGAGTTGGTCGATGAGAACGAGGGTGGTTTCGGTGCCGACTATTAAAATGTTAGCCCATAATAAACATGGGAATGTTCAACGAGTTTTTGTCCAACAACAACAACAACAACCAAGTGAATCAGAAGTTACTCGTGGATATCACGCGTTTTCTCACGAATAATGAACGGATGGAACTCAAGAAGGATCTTAATAACGGTAAAAGTATTAACAAGAAGATAAATGGCATGGTCAAGCAGAAGATGAACAGTGTGAACATGAAGGATCTCAAAATATCCCCACTCAAACTTGGATTCTTCAACGCTATAGTGAATGGTGCGTTCGATAAGAAGGAGCGCATAGACTTGGTGCACATATTCAACAAAAAACCTCACGGTAAAAAGACTATACCTAGAACTAGTGTAGAGATTGAAATAAAAAGTATCAAGTTGTATCACGGACAGTTTAAAGTGGGTGCCGAACATTCTTTATCAGGAATCTTCGGGGAAGTTGATCCGACGAAGAAGTATTTCATGGCTCAGATCACGGCACAAGTGTACGATGGGAAGGTCAAACAGGGTGTCAACTTCAGGGTGTACCGCAATGGTAAAATTCATTTCTCGAGTGGTATACTGAATAATAACATCAAACAACCCGAACAGATTCGTAAGTACATCGTAGACAATTTCACGAAACGCGAAAATTTCCTGTACTCTCCCATAATCTACAACAATCTGGCGGGACAGTTCGACGTGAACGGTGCCCTGAACCTACCCGGGGTGGCCAAGGCTTTCCGTGTGAGTGCCAAGATAGATTATGAACCTGAGCTCCGCGCGGCGCTACGCATGAATTATCTCGGCACCTCTTTTCAACTGTTCACCACGGGTGTCGTACAGGTGTTAGGGGCTCGCACCGACGCCGAGATGCTTCAGGGATATGAATACGGCAAGGATCTCATGACGCAGTTGTTCGTCATGGGACTCTTGACAAAGTCTAACGCCCCCGTGAAGAAGGCGAAGGCGAAGGGAAAGAAAATGGTCACCGTGAATTCATCTGACACCATCAAGTCTGTCTATGAAAAGATTCAATCGGGTAATTCCAACATCAAGAATGATGATACCCTTAAAAACATCTGTGAAAAGATGAAGAAGAATAAGCCCGTGGCCAACAAGGTCAACAAGGTGAACAACAGCGTCACCTACAACAACAAGAAGAATACCGTGAAAATATCCGGTAAGGCCTGTGCGCGTTATCCCAAGCCCGAGCTCATGGCGGCCGCCAAGCGCATCGGTGTGGTGGACATCAAGGCGACCACGTCCAAGGATAAGATATGCGACAAGATCAAGGCCCACGTCTTTGGTAATTTCAAGGTGAATAATAAACCGTGTCTCGGATACACGAAATCTCAGTTGATCCCACTGGCTATCGCGAAGGGTATATCCGTGAGTGAT